AACTTCTATCAAGGTAAAGTTGAATTTAAAGGGCCAGACCCACAAAGATCACTTGTTGTACAAACAGGTATTGCAGGAATGCAGTTGATCAACAAAGCTATTGCTGATGAAGTATATGGTTCAGGTCTAGTTCAAAATGCATCAGATATCGGAGCTGTTAAAGGTTCAGGTATGGATTTAGATTATGGTTTTGCTTACACAAGCTTTACTATTCCTTTCTTAGCTAACGTTAAGTTTGTATTGAATCCTGCATTTGATAATTTAAATACTAATGACATTGAGAACCCATTAATTGATGGACGTCCTCTAAGTTCTTATAGCTTTATTATCTTTGATGTAACAGATGAAGGAAATGACAACATTCACTTGTTGAAACTTTCTTGGGATAATCAATTTAAGTGGTTCTACCAAAATGGTACTATGGACTACATGGGAAGAACTCAAGGTTTTGCTTCTACTGGAAACTTCAATGGTTACCGAGTTATGATGACTCAAACGATGCCAGCTATTTGGGTTAAGGATCCAACTAAAGTTCTTAAAATTGTAATGAGAAACCCTGTTACAGGAGGATCATTCTAGAACTAAATAATTAAAGGGGAGGGGTTAATCTTCCTCCCTTTTTATTTTAATCTTTAAAACAAATAATTATGGGACTAGATATAAAGTTAGCAAATAAAACATATGAATTTTCAAATTCAAGTGTGTCTAAAATAATCTCTTCAAAATCAGTTGGGAAAGATATATTAGTCAGAGACTATGCAGATAATGCAGCAGCAGTTGCAGCAGGATTAGTTAAAGGTGATCTATATCATTCCACAGGAGATTTGAAGGTTGTAGTATAATAAAAGTCAAAAACTTTAGCAAGATTAAACATCTTGCTTTAGAAATTATTAATATATAAAATGTACATTAAATATGTACCTTTGATTTTGTTAAATTATTAATTTTAAAACCAAAAAAAACAATGAGCGATTACACAATTGTAGAAAAGTATCAACAAGGAAAAAGTGCAACTATTGCAGTGCGTCCTTTTTTTAGCCCTAACAAAGAAAACATGGGGTTAGAACAATATGGTTTATCACTCCATGATGGAGTATACCATGAAGAAAATTTAGCATGTTTAGAAATGAATGGTGTTAAAAGATATATAACTGGATTAAATGAATTTGATCCTAAAGTAAAAATGCTTTCTAAAGATGAAAAGAAAAAGAAAGTTAAAGAAATTAGAGAAGTAGTAGCTCAATTAGAAGCAGAATTAGCAGCTAATGTTGTTGATCCAAATGATAAAGATTTTTGGAACAAGTTAACAATTATGAAGCCTGACAATTCTAAGTTTTGGGATAAAATAAGTTTAAGGTGTGGAAATGATCCTGTGTTTTTAGATCCGGATACAGATCCATATGATTTAATTAAATTACACGCAATAAATGCAGGTGGTTTTTCAATTGTAGCTAAATCATTAAGAGAGGCTAAAGAAATGAATAATCCTCCTAAATTTTATTTAGATACAGTTCAAGAAAGTTTAAGTACACGTACTGAATTAAGTAAGATTAAAAACAGAGCATTAGTTGAATTACAAAAAATGTATGATTCTAATACTGCTAAGTTAATTTATGTTGCAAAAATATGTGACGTTGATAGTGTACAATATATTAAGTCTACACCTAATGATATTCTATATGAAAATATGGATAATTATATTAATGGGTTTGGAGCAGAGTCTTCTAAGAAAAAAGCTGCTAGTCAGTTTTTAGAGGTAGCAGGTTTGACAATGGAAGATTTAAAAATAAGAGCATTAATAAAAGATGCTTTGTATTATAGATTTATAACTACTAAAGCAGGTGGTTGGATTGAACCAATTGACAGTGGTATTAGATTAGGTAAAAGACCTTCTGAGGTATTAGAGTTTTTAAAGAAACCTGAGAATGATGAAGCCTTATCATCTATTTTAGAAAAAGTAGAACCATATTGGAATTCTTAAAATATAAATAATGAATAATAATACGCTTTTAATAAAACTAAAACAAAGGTTAAATAAACTAGATAGTCAAGATTTTGACAATATAGAATGTTGGCAATTTGTGGAAGCTTTTAATAAGGCGCAAGTTGAATGGTGTAGAAGAAATTTACACGGGGGTAATATGTATAAAGAAGGTGATGAGTTGTCTAAAAAAAGAATAGATGACTTACAACCTTTATTAATTGAATTATCTTTAACAGGAACAACAACAGATTCTTATTTTGAAACTAATAATTTTCCAGTAGAAACTTATTTGGAATTTAAAAAAGTTAGCGCGGATGCTAAGACTGAATGTTGCCCAGCTAGAGATATGACAGTTTATTTGGCAGAAGAAGCAAATGTAAATTTACTTTTGAGAGATCCTTTAAAGAATCCAGATTTTGAATGGGGTGAAACATTTTGTACTATGATAAATAATACAATAAGAATCTATAGAAATACAGACTTTACAATAGTTAATCCAGTATTAACTTATTATAGACAACCTGTATACATAGAAATATTAAATTGTGTTGATCCATATACAGGACAAGTATCATTGGTCAATGTTGAGTGTGAATTTAAAGATGATTTAGCAGAAGTAATGTTAGATGATGCTGCTGCTATTATTGCTGGTGATATAGAAAGTGTATATCAACAACAAAGAGCACAAGCTGCTGCTGAAAGAAATAATTAAAATTTGATATACAATTAAATTTTTGTATATTATTATAGTAACACAGAAGTTACGAACAGAGTAAACTGTTAAAATCATTATATATAACCAGTGGGGGTAATGGTCCTCACATAAATTAATTAATATGGCATATTTTAATAATGCGTTTTACAAAACGTTCGTGGCATCCTCAACTGAAGCAGTTGCAGGTGTGTCAACTTCTTTGCTTGCTGCAGGGGAGTTAGGGCTTGTGAAAGATTCTGATTGGACAACAATGGCCATTCCAGGAGCTGCCTTACCGGCTAATTCACACGCTTACTTGGTTCAAGGAAGTTTCTACACAAAAGACACGATTGGTAACAATCCAGGTCATGGTGGATACAAAGAATCAGTAAAATCAAAAGGTATTAACCCTAAGTACATCTCAAGAGTATGGGCTGCAGATTGTTTAACTGCTCAGCAGGCAACTGCTTCTTTAGCTTTAGGTGCTGAATGTACTCCATGTGGAACTACACAATTCATGAGAATGGATGTGAAAGGTTCTCCAGCATTACGTTTCTTAAATCACAATGCTTATGCAATTGGTGATTCTGCAAACATTTGCTGTATTGATGGACAAGAATTTTTAGATCCTGCATTAGTGTTAGCTACTGAAGCTGCACAAGTTGTTGGAAATGGACTAATGAAAGATGATGTAGGATACCAAGCTGGTAATCCACTAATTACTCCATTTGTAGCTGAGGCTGATTTGAATGGTGTTGATGTTGCAACTTTATCTGGTGGAGTAGGTTATTCTGTTACTGTTGGTGCTGCTTCGGCTGCAACTACTGTTGCTTCTCCTGCTGTAGGATCCGGAGCTAAAATTAACATCTTAACTGTAAGTGGAACAGGTGTTATTTTAACATTTAGTTATGCAAGTGTTGGTAAAGGTTATGCAGTTGGTGATGTATTAACTGTTGTTCAAGCAGGTTCTACTACTGATGCAACTTTAACTGTTACTGCTATAAGTGAAGGTGGTGTTATTGTAAATGTAACTGATGCTGCTGGTGCAGTAGTACAAAATATATACAGTATTGCACAAGCACAAGGTAAAGCTGCTTCTGGAAACTATGTAGCTTCTACAACTCCAAACGCTGCTGCTGCAACAGTTGATGCTGTAGTAAATTTTGTTGGAGCTTATGTTAGTACTAAATTTGGAGATTGTTCTTTTGACACAAGAGATCACTTTAATGCAGAACCTGTTGAAATCATTGCAAGTATCCTAGATGAAACTGGAGATCCATGTAACGATTGTGGAACTGCTGCTAGTACTCCAGGTCAAATGCAAGCAACTCAAGGTGAGGCTGTAATTAGAGACTTAATTTTATCTGAAAGATACCGTCAATCTCCTTATAATCAAGGAAACGCTGACAGTGCTAGAATCAGAGAAATTGAAATGTCTGATGAGCTTCTTGCTGCTGTAGATAGAACTGCAACTTATAGAGCTTTCTATATTCAACATGTTGTACCAAGATTCAATAACCCAAGTGGTGTTTTTGATAATGATCAATATGTATATCAAATTTATGTAAAATGTTCTGATGCTGCGGCAATTGCTGCTGTATTAGCATTAGCAAATCAAGTTGTTACTTTAGCAAATGCTGCTGGTAATAATATTGCTCTTGAATCAGATTTAGGATAAATTTAATATTACATAAGCCTTAGTTATTGCTAAAGCTTTTAAATTAATTAGAGCAGGGGTTACAAAACTCCTGCTCTTTTTATTTTACAATCTCTAGTTTTTTTTGTATATTATTAATATAGTGTATTAAAGCAAACATGAAATGGCAAACAAGCATATATTAAGTCTAGAAATTCCCACAGTATCTAACTGTGATTTATTATGTATTAAGGATACAAGTCAATACTCAAAAGACTTAGCGGTAGATTGTGAGGAACTCTTAATCACATTACCTGGGTACTCAGTACCAGTACTTCTTAAAGTAGATAGTAAATTTGATATGTGTTTAACAGCATGTACATTAGCTTTACAAAAAGATGATTGTGGTACAACACAACAAAAAATTCCAGATGGTATATATATCATAAGATATAGTGTATCACCAAACACAAAAGTATTTGTAGAATATAATCATTTAAGGGTAACAAGATTGTTAACCACTTACTATGAAGTATTATGTGATCTTGATGTGCAAGCATGTCAACCAGACACTAGAAAGCAAGATATTTATACAGAATTAAGTTACATAAAAACAATGATAGATGCAGCAGTATCTAATGTAGAATATTGTGAATCTCCTGCACAGGGAATGCAGTTATATAATTATGCAAAAGCAAGATTAAATAAAATAGCTTGTCCATCAGGTAACTGTGGGTCAAGTTCTAAATATTCATTTTAATAACCATTTAATAACCAACAAAGATTATGGCAAATTGTACTAAATGTAATAAAGTTTTTACATGCGGATGTCAAAAAGCTAGTTTAAGTGATGGATCAATAGTTTGTAAAAATTGTAAATCAGAGATAGAAAATACTGCTGATGCTACAAGTGATTTATCAAGAGAATTAGCAAGGCAACAAATACAGAATTTAAGAAGTTAAAAATATATGGCAGCCTCAACTATACAAATATCAGATAATTCTGCACAAAAAGCAAAATTAAAACTGAGCAAACGAATCCAAATTGAAAAAGATTTTGCTAATCAAGCATACATAAATTTCAAGGCCGTAAGGTTTGGTATATCTGCATGCTGCTATACTGATTTTGAAACAGCTACAAACAACAAAGATTTATGTGATTGGCAAAATTCTGCTAGTACAAAAGTTGTTATAGCTACAGAAATACCTGGAATATTTGTAGAACCATTAGCTAAAGTAAATTTAAAAGCAAGTATGTCTTGCCCAGATACTCCAACTAATGTATGTACAGTTTTAGATTTAGAAGAAATATTAATAGCTGATAGCACCTACACACAATGTTTTGAAGTTGCAGCAGCTCAATGGACTATTACTCATAACTTAGGAAAGTATCCGTCAGTTACAGTAGTTGATAGTGCAAACACAGTTGTGGTTGGTAATGTAGATTATACAACAAGCAACTCATTAGTAATAACTTTTAATGCTGCCTTTTCAGGGTGTGTGTTCTTAAATTAAAAAATAAAATAAATATAAAATAAAATGGCAGTACAATTTTTAACCGGACTAAATGTAAATGGTAATATTAATATTAATACCAACCAATTACAGAACGTAGTAATACAACCTTTAGCGGCTGACCCTGCTGGGATTGATGGGAGGATCTATTATAATTCAGGTACAAATAAATTAAAAATTTATAATGGTACAGATTGGGTAGCATTCCAAACAGGAAATGATCAAGTAGTAACTTATGATTTAACAGGGGTTGGATCAACAAATGGAACAGCAGGTGTTAGGCTTACTGGTTCTGATGCATCAGTAGATGATGTATTAGTAGTTGGTGCAGGTACAACTACTGTAACAAGATCAGGAAATACATTAACAGTAACATCAAATGATTCAGCGGTTGGTACAGTAACATCTGTTGCAACTACTCATGGTGGTAATGCATTTACAGCAACAATTGGTAATGTAGCTACAGTTAATCCATCGGTTGATATAGCAATGGCAGGTGATGCTACTCAGTATGTCAATGGAGCGGGTGATTTAGTTCTTTTAAGTACTATCCCTCAAGGAGATATAACAGAAGTACAAGGTGGTACATACATAAGTGTAACAGATCAAACAGGTCCAATACCTATTGTTAATCATGATGCAACAACTAGAACTGATACAACAAGTACTGCAGCTCCAGCATCGGGTGCTACATTTACTGCAGTAGATGGCGTAACCTCAAATCCAACTGGTCACATTACAGCACTTAATGTTAAAACAATTACACTTCCAACATCGGATAACTACGGTTCTTGGAATTTAGGTGGTGATTCAGGAACGGCTGAGTCAATATTAAGTGGTGATACTGCTACTTTTGCTGGTGGAACAAAAATTACTACAGCAGTAGCAGCAACTGATACTTTAACAATAACACATGATTCAACAACTAGAACAGATACAACGTCTACGGTAAGTGCTAATGCATTTACAGTTGTAAACTCTGTTGCAACAGATGGTACAGGTCATGTTACAGCTGTTGATATAAAAACAGTAACCGTACCTGATAATAATACAACATATACTTTACCTGTAACTGCTGGGTCAACCACAGCTCCTAAATCAGGTATAATAACTTTAACCGGTAGTGACGGATCAACAGAACCTGTAACCTTTAAAGGTACTACAAGTAGAATTGCAGTATTAGGTGATCCTTCAAGTTCAGAAATAATTATTGATTTACCGGATGATGTTGTAATAATAAATGATTTATCAGCTGGTGGTAACTTAGCTATAACAGGAACAGGTTCATTTACAGGTCAAGTAACAGTTCCTCTTGTACCTACCGCTGATGCACATGCAACATCAAAACAATATGTAGATCAATCAAACCTTGGTCAATCAGTATTTCAAGGTGGATATAATGCTGCTACAAATACTCCAGACTTAGATACGGCACCTTCTAATCTTATTAAGAAGGGTTGGTTCTGGGCAGTAACAGTTACAGGAGATTTCTTTACAGAAACTGTACAACCAGGGGATTTAATTTATGCTGATCAAGATGATCCAGGAGCAACATTTGCAAACTGGGTTGTGGTTCAATCGGGGCAAGACATTGCTACAGCAGGTGCACAGGCAAGTGCTATTAGAGGTATTTCTGCATACGACAGCACCAATTTTTCAGTAGATGCTAGTGGTTGGGTTACATTAAATCCACAAGGTAATGCAAATGGTAGAAGAGTTGATTTAACTTCAACTTTAGCCTATGTAACACGTGCTGAAACAGGAACAAGTCCAAATATTATTACTACCTTTACAGTAGACATTCGTAATGCAGTATTATTTGGAGCATTAGCAGAAGCATCAAGAGTTAAAGTAGAAACAACTGATAGGGAAGCGCCTTTTGCAACTGTATACCCAGATGTATCAAGGAGTGGTAGTGGTACAATAATAATTACCATGAATGACTCTATTGCGGATAACACATATTCTTTACTACTTAATTACGTGTAGTATAATAAAATATAAAATATAAGCATGGCATTAAGATTTTTAAGAGACGGGTATTTTGTCGGCACAGTAGGTATTGGAACAGATAATCCTTTAGCTAAGCTTCACGTAGATTCTTCTACTGCTTTTTCACTTACATCAGTATCAGGAGATACTTTATTTTTATCAGATGACACAAATCCTTCTGTGTTAAATAACATTGGAGCTTCTATAGGATTTAGTGGACCTCAAGCAGTACAAAGACAAGCTGCTATTGCCGCTTTAAGAACTGGCTCTGATCATGATCATATTGGTTTAGCTTTTTACACTCATCCAGGTACAAGCAACGATGAAACTATTGTAGAGCAAATGCGTCTTACAGATAGTGGAAAAGTAGGTATTGGGACAAATAACCCTACACAAGAGCTTCACGTAGATGGTAACACACTTATTAGTGCAGAAAAATACTATTACACAGCTGGTGCAGGTGCGGGTTTTGGTTCCGATGCTAGTGGTAACTTTAAAATAAGACAAAATGGTGCTGATTTAATATTTGGGTCAGGTGACAAAGTAGGTATTGGAAATGATGATCCTTACTTAAAGCTTCATGTAACAGGTGACACAAGAGTTCAAGGTAATTTAATGGTAGGTGATGCTTCAAGAGCTAATACACCCGCTGCTGTTATCCATATAAAGTCTAGTGGAACAAATGCTAAACTAAGAATTGAAGACTCTGATAATGCTAATCAATATTGGGATTTTCTTGTTGATCAAGGAAATGCATTATACTTTAATGAAGACACTGATACTAGGGTAACATTTAAAGAAGGTGGTAACGTTGGGATTGGAATTATCAATCCTGCTGAAAAGTTAGATGTAGAAGGGACATTGGGTGTTTCTAACCTACCAGCCAACTTAACTTCTACCTCAGCATTAGTTACAAATGAAACAATAGGACCTGAAGTATTATCTAATCCAGATTTTGACACAGCAACTATCTGGGGTGGTTCAGCTTCAATAGCCAATGGACAATTAACAAAAACAGGTGGTGGTTTAGCTTATCAAACCTATTCAGGACTTATATCAGGTGGCAAATATTTAGTAGAAGTAGACGTTGCAAGTATAGCTGGAGTTGCTAATTTTTATTTAGGAGGAACAAACTCTAGCGGTTTAGTTGTAGGTAAACAAAGTTTTTATCAATTAGGAGGAAGTTCTAATTTACTTGTTGGATTTAATAATGGGTATTCCGGTACTACAGGTACTGTATTTAATAGTGTCTCTTTAAAACTAGTAACATCCGCAAGTAATCAAATACAAACAAGACAATTAGGTACTGGTGCTTTTGGACCAACACCTGTTGGAGCTTACTTACCATTAACAGCCGGTTCAAGTTTTCCTTTGACTGGACATTTATTTATAGATACACCAGCAGGAGCTTCACAAAGTGGGTATGCTTTAAAATTAAATAAAACAAACTCAAGTTCACAGGTACAGGTTGGGGGTGAAATATTTGCTACGCCGTGGGCTAATAATACAAATGGTGGAAATATTATATTTAAAAATGCTGATTCTGCCACTAACTTACAAGAAACTTTAAGGATTAGTGCTAACGGTTCAGTTGGTATTAATTCAACTTCTTCAAGTTATAAATTAGATGTAGGAGGTAATGCAAGATTTCAAGATTCTGTATATATAGATACTAGCACAGGTGTTGGAGGATTATATGTAACTAGACAGGGTAATACTAATGAATCTGTTAAAATTTATACATCAGACAGTACAAGTATATTTGAAACTATTCAAGACGAAAACACTGGAGAGTATGGGTCTATGTCTTTTATACTTGACAATGGTGCGCCAGATCCTGCTTATACTTTTAAATATGGATCTTTAACTAGATTAAAGATTGAAGGGGGTACAGGTGATGTTGGAATTGGAACTGATAGTCCAGACGGGTTATTACACATTAAAAAAGACAATGCGCTTGCCACTTTTGAAATACAAGGTGGATTAAATTCTCAAACAACAGCGGGTGCTGTAAATGGTGAAATAAATTTTGGTGTAAATGATTCTTCTACAACAGGAGGTATAGGTGCTAGTATTAAAAATATTTCAGAAATTGCTAATGGCGCTCATAACGGTTTAGCTTTTTATACAGGACTACAAAGCAGAACTCCTTATTTAAAACAAATGTTGTATTTTACAGCAAGAGGTGGTTTATC